TGAAGGCAACGGTCTTGAAAACCGTCGAGGGTTAAGAGCCCTCCGTGGGTTCGAATCCCACTTCTTCCTCCAGTTTATTGGAATGGTGGCTGAGTGGCCTAAAGCTCACGGTTGCTAACTGTGTGAACCTTAACTGGTTCCGTGGGTTCGAATCCCACCCATTCCTCCAGTTTTATAAAAAGGATATAAAATGACTAGTTATTCTATTGATGTGCTTAAAAAAGCTGCTTTTGAAGACGAGCTTATGAATGTCCTAAGTTTAGAGACTTTAGAGAATAGAGATGAAGCTTGGATAATTATTCAAGATTATTTCAAAGCTCGACTAAAAGAACTTGACGTAACGACAAAACGATAGTATAATAGCATTATAACTCGGTGTAGCGCAGTCTGGTTAGCGCATTTGCTTTGGGAGCAAAGGGTCGCAAGTTCGAATCTTGCCACCGAGACCATTATGGGAGGTTAGCTCAGTTGGTAGAGCGTCACGTTTACACCGTGAATGTCATCGGTTCAAACCCGGTACCTCCTACCATTTTTATTGCCTGATAGTTTAACGGTAGAACTCCGGTTTTTGGTGCCGGTTGTGTTGGTTCAAATCCAGCTCGGGCATCCATTTTAGCCACCTTGGTATAGCTGGTGCGTACATACGCCTGAAGAGCGTGGGGACTCTGTTCGATTCAGGGAGGTGGCACCATTTTGTTGCATTAGCTCAATTGGATAGAGCGTCGGTTTACGAGACCGAAGGTTAGGAGTTCGACTCTCTTATGCAACACCATTTACGCGCGTGTGACGGAATTGGCATACGTACTAGTCTTAGAAACTAGGTTTTGGGGGTTCAAGTCCCTCCATGCGCATTATTACGGTGGTAGTAGCTCAAAGGCAGAGCGTTGGTTTGTGGAGCCAAATGTTGCGGTTTCAAGATCCGTCTATCACCCCAATGGGCTTCTAGTGCTAGTGGTAACACGTCGCCTTTGCACGGCGAAATTCGGGGTTCGACTCCCCGGAGGTCCACCATTTTTTGTGAAAAGATAAATATCAAGAATATCTTATAAGGAAATCTATCTTGAAAACTTTTCGTCAATTTATTGAAAGCTTTGATGCCGCAGAGTTTCGTGCTAAAATGTCTGCCCTTAAATCTAGAGAAGAACTGAGAAAATCCAATCCTGTTGGTGCTAAAGCTCTTGATCTAGCTGATAAAGAAAAACAAAAAGCTATGTCTACCAAAAAAACTTCGGATGTAGATGCAAGATCTTGGGATCAAGATCAACCATCACGTCAAGACGTAAATCGTCAATATTATCCTCGTCGGGACGAATAGCACAAATAATGGGAGAGCTGCTCGGACGGCGGACGGGCACGGGACTGTAAATCCCGCACATAAGAAACGGAGTTGGTTCGAATCCATCCTCTCCCACCACTTCATGGCCGTATAGTTTAATGGTAGAACGTTTGCCTGTCTAGCAAGTCGCCGGGGTTCGATTCCCCGTATGGTCGCCATTTTTATTTATTATAAATAACCCCACTATCAACAATTATAAGGGGTTTTCATGAAATGGATAAAGCAGTCCCGCCACTGGGAAAACATCTAATACTCGATATATGGGGTGAAGTTGGTTCACTTCCATATTGGAATATGGATGAAGCAGCAGAGTTATTGAAACAAGCTGCCATTCATGCAGGTGCCACGGTTATGACAGAACGTTGGCACCATTTTGGCTCCGGTCAAGGTTATACCGGGGTTATTATTTTAGCTGAATCCCATATTTCAGTCCATACGTGGCCTGAGAAAGGATATGCTGGTATCGATGCATTTATGTGTGGTGACTGTGATCCACGGACATCTCTTGATATGATTCTACAATTTTATAAAGCAGACCGACATAATATGACGTTTCTGATACGTGGTGAAGAATAAAGGAAAGGCAGGACAAAAACCCTGCCTTTTTTTATGAGAAAATGGTTGACAAACCACCTAGGGTATGGTATAATATACTTGTGTTGGTAAGGAATTAATCATGCAATTACTAAAACCCCATATTAATAATATTGGTTCACATAAACGGAAATTAAATGCCAAGCAACTCAAGGCTAAGGCCGAGCATGAGGCATGGTTGCTTAAGAATGGTGTGCATCCAACTCAACTAAAACCACAAAAACGTGGTAAACTTAAGACTCTATTCTCTCAACCAATCGAAAAACTTTCAGACGGTAATTTTACTGATCTTGGTAAGACTGGTATGAAGAAAGAAGAGAATAAGTATACTGGTGATAAGTTGGTTGGTATTGCTATTATGCATAAAAGTTGCCTTCAACCTGTATTCAGTAAAGAATCTGCAAAAGATTCTGCACAAATGAGACGTTGATAGTAAAAAATATCGGCTTTTTTGATATATAATATTATGATATGAAGGAGATCATACATGGCTTTTACAACTGCTTATAAATGCACTTATAATGAAATTGAAAGAGACCGCACATCAAAGAATTTTGGTATGATGGTTGAGCGCTCTCAACGTTTTTCATTCTTTAATGAGGCTGTTGATTTTGCTCGTAAGATTTCCAATACATCGATCAGTATGGTTGGGCGCCCTCTTATTGAAGAGGTGAAGCGATGACTTATGTTTCTAGGTTTAATGCAGAGAATCGACTCTGGGAACTTGGATATTTGATTGGCGCACATTTCTTTGTGATGTCACGATATCCAAATGTTTAGAACTATAGTTCTATTAGCTGGTCTAGTGGTGGTTACAGCGTGTGTCCCTGTAACCACCACTTATACGCATCAACCATATTACTATAATAGGCCGCATTATAGATCATATTATCACAATAATTACTATCGTAATCGCAATCATTACGATCATTATCATTATCGTTGAGTTTGATTCTCTTGTGGTGGTGTATTGATAGTAGTTCTGGCGTTCTCTAAAAACGCTCGAATAGCGTCAATACTATTCCTACACTGCATGTTGTTCTGGTATAACGTGACAATAAACCTTGCAACCTGCGTGTCGGTGAGGGTTGCTGTGTCTGGAAAGGTATCTACAACTTCACAGTTGTACATACCCTCCCCGGGTGTCACTAAGACATTTTGTGGTGATCTTACTATAAAAGATTGACTTCCGCAACCGACAAGCATTAATAATGATAAAATAAATATATATCTCATCTTGTATTACCTTGAGTTCTTAGTTGTTCTATTGTCTGTTTTAAAACATCTGAAGCAGGTCTATCACTTGCTGCAGCTTGTGGAGAATTTATAAACCGATTTGTTGCATCAATACGTGTCTGCAAACTTCTATTTCTCTGTTCCATATCCCGAGCTATTGCTCTTTGACGGTCAGAGATTTCTTGTTGTTGTCTTATAAATTCTTGTTGATCTTTTTGTGTTTGTTCTAGTTGTCTCTGGTTAAGTTCAAGAATTGCTTGTTGTTCAATACCATGTTTCCATGCATAATAACCCGCAGTAATAGATCCAGCCACAACAAGACTCAACACTAAATATATGGCAATCTTACTTAATCCAAAATCCATTGTATTAACCTTTTTTCTAATGAGTGCATGATGTCAACAGGCTTAAAAATTATTCCTGAAAAAATAATAAAAGACTCAGCAAAATATTTATCAGATGAAGACCCTGATAATTCTTTTATCTATGCATTAGAGACAGGAAAGATTTATAAAAAGAATAATCTTTCACCAATGTATATATTGGATCCTGATACAATGGTAATTTATGTGACTACCGCAGAGCGGATGCAAAATAAATTTCATTAGTGTTGACAAAATATCGGCTATGTGATATATATAGTAAGTACAAATGCCTAATGGGTTTGTACATTATACAATCTTGCTTAAAAAGGAGAAAAGCAAATGGACTTTTGGAAAGTATATAATATTGATGCAACTAACTTCGATCGCTTTTTTGTAGGGTCGGATAGGATTGCAAAGACTTTAAAGGCAAATGCTGACTGGCTAGCCAATAATGTAAGTCAAACATTCCCACCTTTTAATCTAAAGAAAACAGAAGATAACAAGTATGTTATTGAAATGGCCGTAGCTGGTTTTGCAAAACAAGACATTGAGATTACACTTGAAAATAATAAGCTTGTAATTAAGGGTAATACTCAAGCTGATTCTGAGCCAAAGACAAATTATCTGCATATGGGAATTGCAGGACGTGCATTCACACGCCAATTTACCCTTGCTGATAATGTTGTAATTCATAATGCACATCTTGTTAATGGTATGCTTAAGGTTTGGCTCGAGAATATTATCCCAGAGGATAAGAAGCCAAAGAAGATCGAAATTGCAGATGCTCCTGCTCCCGCTTCAGATACTAAAACATTTTTAAAGGAATAAAAAATGTTAAACGCTTATAACTGGTTTTGTGCCATTATGAATTTTCGGAGAGAAATGTCTGATCTTCAGAGACTAACCGATCGTGATTTAAGAGACATTGGTCTAAATCGTACTGATGTTAATGCTATAGCTTGTGGAATGAAACGAGTTCGAGGCGTTTGACTATAAATAGGGGGGAGAAATCCTCCCTTTTTTATGAAAGAATTATATAATGACCACAATCACATCAGATCAATTACTAAAAATTTTTAATAAAACAAATCCTACTATTGTAAATTCATATGTCGAACCTATGAATAAAACATTTAGTAGGTATATCATTGATACACCAAGACGTATATCCATGTTTCTTGTACAAGTAGGTCATGAATCAGGTGGGCTTACGGCAATTCAAGAAAATTTAAATTATAGTGCCGATAGACTTTCTGTAGTATTTCCAAAATACTTTAAGGATGTTGACCCAAGTGCATATGCTAGAAATCCTGAAAAGATTGCTAATAGAGTATATGCCAGCAGAATGGGTAACGGTCCAGAATCTAGTGGTGACGGTTATCGTTATCGTGGTCGTGGACTTATTCAACTTACCGGTAAAAGTAATTATGAACGATTTGCTAAAAGTATGCTTATGCCTTTAGATCAAGCAGTTCAATATTTGACTACACCGGAGGGTGCCTGTATGTCTGCCGGTTGGTTCTGGGATGTTAATAATCTGAATGAACCTTCTGATGATGGTGATGTTATAGGATGCACCAGAAAAATTAACGGTGGTACAAACGGCTTGGAAGATCGTCAAAGTCACTATACAAAAGCACTACAAATATTTGGTGGTTGACATTCCTTGCTTCCTATGATATTATCAAAGGATAACAAGGGGCTGTATGATGGAATTTTATACCAATATTTTTACTCGTGGTGATAGAGTCTATTATCGTGGTTATAGAAATAATGTGCGTGTTACCGAAACTGTAAATTATAAGCCATATTTGTTTATTCCTTCACGTAAAGACAATAATACACAATATAAAACACTAGATGGAAAGCCAGTTGATAAACTTGGCTTTGATTCCATTTCTGATGC